CCTAGACTGAAACACATTTGTGCCAGTAGTCGCCAAGCCCGTGATGGCTGTCGTAACGTCATCCCTAATCTGTTTCCTTACATGTGTCATCTAATCACCTATTGCTCAATTAAACAAACTTCAAAACCACCCGCAACTGCTGTCGAAGCGGCATCAGATATGACTCTAATTTCTATATCTGTTTTTTCAGGTAATTCAATCGGGACTTCAAAATTATTACCGTATGGGGATTCATAAGTTTTTCCCACATGGATAATTCTAAATCCTTCACCGTCAGTTCTCATAAATAAATCAAACTGAACATCTTTTCCTTTACCGCTGGAAAAATATGGCCTTCTTAAATATGCCTTGTATCCAGCAGGAACAGTGTAAATGGCTTGTAGAGTTTGCCCTTTACCTGCGTCAATTTTTCCATAAACGGTCGCTGGTTTTCCTGCTGTGATTGTCCCCGTTCCAATATAGACGTTGCCATCATTAACCTCGCCAGAACCCACATCAGTATTATAAAGCCTATTAATTCGTAGATAGGAATTTGAAGTGTTAACGCCTGATGTTCCATTTAAGGTTACTTCTTCTGATGCAAGAACAAAGTCCGCAATCTCCCCTTCAACCATAATCTTTTGAGCACCAGTTCCTGCAGCAGCATCATTTGCATCATCGCTTGAAAGAGTCATTACTGTTGCGCTGGAAGGATAGACATACAATCCTGTCTCACTCCATAAGGACTCCAATGAAGTGCCTACAGAGGCGTTTTCACCAAATTTATGCACATGAGAATAATAAGGGATTAAAGCCTGAGATATACCATAATTAAAATCGTGAGCCATTTTATCTGCCATTTTATCCCCTTAATTCACCTGCAGTTCAAGAATTGTAAACCCTGTACCATCAGGCTGTACACCAACCACGTTATAGGTAACAGACTCAATTACTATTGTAGCGGCATGGTCTGCATTCGATACATCCGAGGCACGACATAGGCATGTGGGATTGCTCTGCTCAACCACAACCTCTCCATTCTCGCCAACACCGATATATGGCTTGTCGAAAATCACAGTGATGCTCACTGCACTTTCACCATCAGCGGTGTAACTTCCTGTCACACCAAAGTCGGCAAGCAATACGGTTCTCTCTGTATCGGTTTCAACAGCCATTATCTAGTCCTCTTAGAAACCTTCTTTGAACTCTTTGCCAACCCAACAGATCTATTTGCTTCGGGTTCTTTAGCCTCAACAGGAGCTACCTCAACAGCTTTAGGTGCTGCATAAAGCTCAACCATCTTGCGATAAGAAAGATTCGCATATAGACCCTTTGAAATATCCACAACTGATCCTTCCTCATGATTTTGAAAGCATCTAAGGACTTTCACTCTAACTAACTCTGGTTCTCTTCTAGCCATTTTTATCTCCTGTGTTTTCACTAACTCTGGTGGCATGTGAAACGCAACAATCTTTTCAATAAACTTCAAAAATCTCTCAAACATCCCTGTCCTAAATTGGGAGAGGGTTGCCCCCCTCCCACAATTATTAAGTAGTAATAGCATCTTTCATTACTGAGAAAGACTCGTCATGACGAAGGCCAACATCACAATCCTGGAAGAACGCTAGGCGTAATCCACCAGAAGTACTGAGGCTGGAAGAGTCAACAACGATATCTACTCCGCTCCAGAAGGCGATCAAAAGATCGTTCCAGTTACCGAAGAAGATAGCACTTAAAGCAGTACCAGAACCCTTAGTCAAGTCTGAAGGACAGAGGCTAGACTGGAGTAGTGGGTAACCGTTGAGCATGTTGTCATCCTCAAGGATCATTCTGCTATCAGTAGAGGCTACTTTTGCAGTCTGGCGAAGCTTTGCCCATGCAGCTGGTGAAGTACAGTAAGCGAGGGAACCACGGAGGCCGTTGTCCACTGCTACTTCTTTCACTAGGTTAATTGTATGAGCATAAGTCGGTGCAAGACCGTTTGTTCCACCTGAAACAACCGCTACACTTGAACCTTGGATAATTCCAGAAGGAGCACCAGTTTGACCACCCTCAAGAGCTGCGTCATCGATAGATGCAGCGATTTGCTGAACGATATCATTACGGATGATCTGCTCAACAGAAGGGTCACTCTGGATTCTTAGCCTTCTTGAAATATCCACATAACCAGAGACAGTCTTGGGAGCAAGCTGCAATTGGTTAAAGGTTGGTGCGCCTTCAGTTACCGCAGTTCCTTCTGCAGTCATGAAAGCAGTAGTTGTCTTGGCATTTAACCTTGGGATATCTACATCGCCTTGAAGACCAGTGATGACTGTAGCACCAAGCTGACCTGTAACAAGATTTGCTCTAAGAGCATCGATGAAGAGATCGCCACGCTGGTCTGTTCCCTTTAGCGTAGCACCACCAGTGGTAGCAGCAACGGTAAGGTCACGTTTCCCGTGTCCTGGCATATCCCAATTAATGTTTGAAGGAACATAGAAGCCACGAGCTTCACGTCCGTATCTCTTGCCAAGCTCCAAAGAGACTTCTCTCTCTAGACCAGCTTTACTCCAGTCTTTATTAGCAGAAGCATTGATAGCTCGTAGCAAGGAATACTGGCCACGCTCTTTCTCTGTCATATCAACAGTTGCTTCTGGGTTTTTAACTGGCTTAGTGTGGATTCTGTCTAGGACAAGACCACGGAATTGCTCGATGCTAACACCGTTCTTGATAGACTCTTCCACCATCTCTGGCATCTCGTGACGAGCTGCAAGGGCTTGGATTTCACGAATACGTGAGTATTCTTTTTCTCTAGCGTTATGAACCTCTGCCTGAATATCAACCTTTGGAGCTTCAGGAGAGCGTTCTTTGACTTCAACAGGTGTAGTCATGACGACCTCTCTTTTTGGTTTTTCTACTTTCGTTTCTTTTTCTCGTCCGACACCAACAGACTCGTCTGCAGGTATGGAAACGAACGAGATTTCCAAAGGTCGAAAAGCAACCCGAACGACAGGCGGTTCACCGCCCTTCTCTTCGTCTTCCTCTACGACCGCATCGGTAATGTCATATCCAACAGAAATATTCTGCCGAATGCCATCAACGACATCACGGAATTCCTCCTCAGCCACTCTGCCTTTTCCAAAGCGAAGCACCGCACGTCCAATGCGGTCGGGATCGATTCTCGCTGACTCTATAACCCCTGTTTGAATCCTGGGGTCGTGATCTTTTAAAACTGGAGCTGCACCACTTTTCACAAAAGAAAAGTCTGCTTTCTCGTGGTCTAGCACTTCCATTCCAAAGAACCTCTCTACTGGAGCTTCACTGGAAAAGGCTACCTCTACAGTTCTTTCTTCCTCATTGATATGCTCACGGACAAGACGAGCAGTCCTATCAAACCTTGAGCCTATAATTTTATCTCTATCAATCTTCATCTTTCTCTTCCTCTTGTTGTAAGGCTGCGTTTTGCCCGAACGGTTGGAAAGCCAAGTCTATGCCCATGCTGGCAGCGAGATCTTTCTCTTGCTGTAGCTGTTCAAATAGGCTTTCCACGTCCCTCCCATGCAAACTGGCGATATCCTGCAGAGACATAATTCCGTTATTCAATCCTAAGATTTGTGATTGCGTCTCTTTAAGAGGGTCTATATTGCCAAAGCCTCGTGGCTGCCAGTGAGGATTAGCAAACTTATCGAACTTAAATGCTGGTAGATTAACCTTACCTTTAGTCATTGCCATAAGCAGCCATGCTTCAAAGATAGGCTGTAAAAAATGCTCAATTAAAAAACGTTGCTCGGCTCGGAAGTAATGTCTTTCCTCTAGTGCTCCTTGACGAATAGACGAATAATTTACGCTTTCAAGGTCGTTGCTGAGAGAGGCATAGGATACTTGCAAGCCAGAAGCAACGGAACGTATAATCTGTTTAATGAAGGAAGCGAACTGTCCTGTTGGATGCTGTGGGTCAAAGGTCTGAAAGTTCATTCCCTCTGGTAGCTGCTCAAATACACCAGCCTCCGCATTCATGGTCTGATTGTACTCTTCATCAGTGCCTTCACCAACGTACTCGTCACCCTTCTCCGAAGTAAAGAAACCCATTTTAGCGGCAGCAACACGAGCCGCTACCAACTCGGCTTCTATATAACCATTGAGTTGCTTGAGGTCTAAAATAGCTGTGACCATTGGTGGAATGCCACGAGTTTGGTTGGGTCTTTCCTGTCGGTAAATATGTAAGATCTGTTCGGCTGGGACACGCACCCTCTTGTTCTGGCTTGGCTTCCGTACTACATCATCAAAGGGGTGCTGTGTCCACAACCAATAGGCTACTACCTTCCCATTATCATCTTCCTCAACACCCATACGTATTTCATTACCGTTAGAAGCACGCTCGTTAAGTCCCTCGTCGAGCATATCATTGTCGAGGAACTTAAGAGCAAACCCCCAAGGTAGGTTGGAGTCTCTGATAATCTGAATGAGGCACTCACCCTCTGTAGCGAGCTGCTCCATCACCATAGACTGGCAATCGATAAAGGATAACTTGCCGTCTATTGTACAATTACCTTTCTTTCCCCATGCCTTCCACTGCTCTTCAAGTATGGAGTTTGCAACACGGTCTAACGAACGATCATCGTTCCTTGCTCGTGATTGCATCGAAATACCGAACTCACCAACGACATTAGTCTTCATCAGAGAGATATATTTCTTGGCGTAATCATTATTGCGAGCTAGGTCACGGCATCTGTCACGCAACTGTCGCATATCGAAACGTAATTCACTATCAGCAGACTTAGTGGAAGAGAAGAAATCATATAGTCTTGAACTTTTAGCCGCATCAAAGCCACGCTGCTTTTGTTTCTTCTTAACAACGTTTCTTGCAGTAAACATGTCTTTGAGTGATCCGATTATTCCCATTAGCCTTCCTTAGTTGAATGAAACTTTGATGAGGCCACCCGTTCCTTTTCCGTTTTTCCTGCGCTCTATCTTCTCGGCCTGCAGGACTTCACGTTTATAATAGTTTCGCCACTTCATCAACTCTTCCGTTCCCATCTTTGTGAGCGAACGTCCTTGTATAGAGTAGCTTGAAACATCGGAAGCGGCCTTTCCTTCAAGCATCGACTCAAGAAGGTCAACCATCTTTTTAGCATGGCTTCTAGGATCTGTAGTAGCAACGGCTCGATCTGCAAGAACCTCAAAAGTTCCCGAGTCGATGGTCACCCTTTCGGAATCGGAATCACGGGTGATATAAGAATCCCAGTGATACGTGCCAGCCGTATAAGCGGCAGTCGTTGCTGCAGCTTCTTCAATTAAGTAATCAGAACCAGAAGCGGCTGCAGTTATTGTGATAACTGTGCTTCCTGTTCCTTCTAATCTGGCTTTATATGTAAGGGTGTAAAGAGAATTACTGTAATCTGTGCCGAGGTCGGTTCGCTTCCATGTTAGGAAGTCTCCAGAGATGATTTCTCTGGGTTCCGTCTCGGACGGAGCATCTGAAAAGACATTGCCCACAAGCTATCTCCATGAGTTTACGAAATTGGGTGGCGGCTTACGATTCTTTCTTGGGTCTCTTATAACTTTTTTCTTGTCATTAAACAACTTTTTTTGTTCGCCTTTCGTACTCTCTTCGTCTTTTTTTGAATCTCCTTCTTCAATTGGTGGTTTCATATTGGGGTTTAGCTTCTCAGGATTGGCTTTTATCCACTTATCCTGAGACTCTTTTACCTTTTCTAAGTTCGGCTGTATACCAACGAAGCACGCATAAGCATAAACACGACAGTCCAAAGCTTCATTACGCTTGCGAAATGCCTTGTAACCCCTTACGGGTACTCCTTTTGAATAGGTAATGACGACCTTCTCTGCTGTGAGCTGCAAGAAGTACTCTTCATCATACATGGGGAAGTGACAGTAACCATTCCCTTTCTCTTCTACCTTAAGTCGTGCGAACACAATATCCTTTGCACTATCAACACCGATATTATAGAGGGGGACTTTACCAATATTACGCACGCTTGGACGTTTAGGCCACACCGCTTTACCTTGACCACCCTGTCCTTTGATCGCCCATATTCTACGCTTGGCTTTGTGACGACAGAAGTTGTAAACCGCCTGAGTGTAGTGACCACCGCTATCGATTGCCGCTGTTAAGATAGGTAGTTCGAGTCCGTCCATCCTCTTATAGACCTTACATAGGTAATCATCGAGCTGCCTCCAAAGACCAGGAGCACTCGGGTCTCCATAGATGGTGTTGTACTCGATAGACCAACACTCTTCACCCAAGCCCCAACCAACTGTCTCTATTTCTAAACGGTTGTCCTGAACATCGATGCCAGCCGTAACCAATAGGATCTCATTAGGTAAGAAGTCGGGTTTGTATCTCTCCCTTCGATCCATGAACGGGATTTCATCAATACCCTCGCCTTGGTCTTCCCACGTCTCTGCTAAAGCTGTATTAACGAAGGTCTTTAGGGTCTCAGGTAGCTTCTTTGCTTCGAGAAAGTTCTCAACCATGCCCTGTAATGTAGACCATGACGAGTAAAGTTCGTTCAAATGGAAGCCAGCCTTGCCGTTAAAATTGAGTGTAGCACGCCAAACACCCTTGCGAACGGCTGCCCATCTCTTAACATCAGTCCACAAATCTCCGCATTTCGTGCATTTATATCGAGCATCAGCGGTCTTATCGGGATCGAACAGGACGTTTTTCCATCGTAATACTTGGTAATGACCGCACATTCCGCAAGGAACATGGAAGTGTCTTTGATCTGTTTCTAAGAAAGCGGCCTCAATTCGGGATGCATCCTTCACTGTTGGAGTAGATACCATTACCTTCTTTGAGTTCCAGAACGTTTGACTACGCTTGGTCGCTAATCGAACGGGGTCACCTTCAGCACCTGCCGATGGAGGGTAGCGGTCTACTTCATCAAGCAAGACAATACGAATAGGACGAGACGCTAACGACGAGGGGGAGTTAGCACCACATATCGTAATATGTCCTGAAGGGAATGACTTATGGAGAGTAGTGTTACCCGAGTCCCTCGTCCTAGCGTCTCTCACTTTACCCTTTAAGACAGGACAATCTCTAATCATATTTGCAATTCTTTCTTTGGAAAAGGATTGAGCCATTGAAAGCGTGGGCTGTACAGCCAAGATAGGCGCAGGGTCATAGTGAATATGATAGCCTATGATGTTAAGAAGGATTTCTGTTTTCCCAACTTGAGCTGAAGTCATCACTGCGACTTCTTTTATATTAGGATCGGAAATAGCCTGCATGATGCCACGCTGATATTCAGCTCGTGATACTTGATACTTGCCAGGCTCGGCAGCGGCTTCGGGTGATAGATATCTGTACTCTTCTGTCCACTCATCAAGATTCAGTGTCGGGAGAACTTCCAACTTCTCCAACGTCCTCTCCGTTAAACTCTGGAGGGTCGATTTCGTCACTGGCTTCGATGAACTCGACATCGGTTCCTTTGGCAAGTTCATTTAACGCCTCTGAAATAAAATCGGTTAATACCTTGTTAATGTATGGCATCGTCTCCTGTGAAACAAGCAAAGGGGTAGCTTTGCTGGGGATTGCTAATAGCTTTGTCTTCAAGGCAATAACCAAAGACTCCCACTGTGGTTCCACCTCATCGATACGTATGACCTGCCCTTTCTCAAGAGCGTACTCTAGCTCAGTTAACTTAGCTTCTGCCACGAGCTTTCTCTGCTTTGCTTCCGCAAGGCTCATTGACGACTTCACGTTTACTACTGAGTTTTCTCTTAAATAGTTTATGTAACCCCGAACAGACGAGACAAGTTCGTATTGACCTCGTGCATCCTTCGGGATTATCCCCTGATTCGCAAGCTGTAGAATCCTTGAAGAGGATAGATCGAGCAGTGACGCTATTTGTTTTAATCCTAGCTTCTGTCCCATCAGTTTGCCTTCTGTTCACCCTTAATCTTTGCTCCGCACTTGTCACAACACTCCTGTTCCTCTTGTCCTATTTCTTCGATGCCTTCATCTAAGTCTTCATCTGTAATTCGTATATTGTCTAACTCGTTTTGCTCAAAACCCAAGTCGGACAGGTCGCACTCGGGAAACTTCTCCTCTAAGTCATCCAACTCTTTGCAAAGCTTATCTTTATCCCAGTCGGCTTCCTCACCCACTCGGTTATCAGCGATGCGGAACTCCATGATGCCTTGCTCATCCATGTCTTCTGCGATATGGCATGGAACCTTCGTGATACCTAATAGCTTACAAGCCTTCACTCGGGTATGACCTGCAACGATGACTAGGTCTTTGGTAACGACAAGGGGAACACGGAACCCATACTTCTTAATCGAGTTCGCTACCTTGGCAACGGCAGCCTCATTCGCACGAGGGTTGTTCTCATACGGTATGAGTTTGTCTATTGCTATCTCTTTAAGCTTCATCTTCCTTTTCCCTCCCGAACCACATTCTTGCTTTTCCTTCCTCATCGTCTGAAAGAACAGGTATTAATGAAACGGCCTCGTCTAACATCTCTTCGAGTGCTCTGATTCTTGGAAAGTGCTGACTATCTTGAAGTGATGGGGTAATGCTTAAATCTTTCAATGACTCCTGCACATAGTTTATCTTAGACCTTAACGAATTCCATGCATTTCTTTGTGCTGGCGTTGCTATATCTAGTATCTTTTCTGTTAGTTCGTCATACTTTTTAATGTGCTTTTGTTCCACTTTGTTTTCCTTTGTTTGTCATTTATAAAGCGC